TTACGCTTTCCCTTCCATGATTGCCACCATGTCAGGATCAATGCTTTCTACGAGGCGTTCTCTTGCGGTAAGCAATAACCGCTTACGTCCACCTACTCCCCATCCATTCATTTTTCTGGCACAGGAACTAATCTCTTTAACTTCAGAGTTGATGATCAGATCAAGGCGATTAAGTCGGTTCATCGCACCAAGGCCATTAATCACTGCGTCGCGGAAGGTGTTATAAACGCGAATTTCAAACTCAGGTTTTAGCCAGGCAGCATATCGAATCACTACTAACTCAAGCGCCCATGTACCCTGTTTCAGTCCGCCCTTTATAACTTTGACCGATGCACTTTTTGTTGCATCGCTTAATGTGTGAACAAATCGCTTCACCTGTTTGCTCTTGAGAAATACCCCTGGACGCTGTGATTCCGTTGCATCTCCATTTGCTACAGCGGCAGCATGTAGATCATTTAAGTTATATCGGCCGTATTCATCAACGCGGACGGATACCCCATTTACTACGACGGTTGGATAAGTCATATCGGTAGTTACCTTATAGAAACGAGCCTCGTTGCCCAGAAACGCCAGCGCACAGAGACGGCTACCGGCCTAAACCAGCATTTCTCCGAAGCTTGTTTCTGTAAGACTCTATGCTTTGAAATGTGCCGGGCATGGCACGAGATATTGCAGGTACAAAAAAGGCCCAGCCGTTAAACTGAGCCTTCATGTTCTTTGTTTGTGGCTTCGCCACTAATAAAAACGCCACCGGCTTATAGACCAGTGGCGCAGGAATCTATATATCTTAAGGTGTTAAATACTGTTCACAGGGCTAAAATCGCCTCAATTTCTACATTTAGATCGGTTGAAAATAGTTGTGTAACCTGAACTAAAGAGCTTGCCGGAAGATGCTCCCCAAAATTACGAAATAACACTATGCGCAACTGTTCTAAATCTTCCAGTGAAGTCACAAAAACTGTCACTTTAATTAATGAACTAAGCGAAGTTTTCTCTGCCAAGGCTATACGATGAAGCTGAGTAAAGATTTCCTCCGCTTGATCTGCAATACACTTCCCTTGAGATACAGTTCCAAAAGCAGTCAGACCAGAAATATAAAGAGTTTCGTTATGTTTTACTGCATGAACGTATGGCCCTTTCACTTGACCAAGTTCTGAATAATTTTTCCTGATTAGCCCATTCATTCTCATATCCTTTTTTTGCTTATTGGGCATTAATCAGACCACACATTTCAACTTAGACCAATAATCATTAATTTTTCCTCCCCGCATTCTGCCGCCAACCAATAACCTCATCCAACCTTCCCTTACAGATCCGCAGCTCACGTTTCAGCGCCAGTGCATACAACCCGCTATCGCCCCAGGTAGTACCGACGAACTCCGGCACTTCGCATTCTGTTAATGCTGATTCTGGCGGTAGCAATACGGGGCAACTAGCTGGTGGACGTGAAGCCGCCTTATTCGCGCATGATGTTAATGCTAGCGTCAGGCATGCGCTGAATAGCACACTTATCATCTGACGACGCCGCCAGAAACCGCTTAAGCCGATCTTCACTTTCATTGCGTAGTTTCCTTTCGTTCTCAAGCTGACGGGTGGTGGCTGCTCGGTTGGCGGCTTCATTCACCTGGTATGCATCGATGATGTTGCCAAGGGCGGTGTTTGTGGATTGCTCTTCTCTCAGTGCTTCTTCCGCTTTTTCGACTTCATTTGAGAGGCTATTTCTATTGAGAAGCAGCAACAGAAAAAGAACCACCAGCAAAGCAATAATCCCACCGGTTATTTTGTTAGGCATAGCGCTCGTTCCTTATCCCGGCGAACCACCAGCCCCGCTAATTTCTTACCACCGCCGTATACCCAGCGGGTGAATTGCTCGCAGGCTGCTGTCACGTTACCAGCACGGAAATACTGGAACATGGTGGATTTCTGCATTGATGGGCAACCGGCGTTAAAGGTAATCGATGTAGCAGCATCAAAAGCACCTGGCGGTAATTTATTGCCATTTGCATAACGAATGACACAGCGCTCAGCTTCAAGAATGTTCTTTTCCCAATCAGCGGCAATTTGTGCATCAGTCTTTCGGGTTCCAGGTATGACGCTGTGAGTATTTCCAATACCATCTGTGATAATGCCTGCGGGACAAACATACGGATCACGGCGGCATGATTCAGCATTGCCTATCAGCTCTAATCCCCATTCACTGGTTCGGACGTTACCATTAGAGACAACAAGAGCAATGATTGCTGCCACAGAGCATAAGCCACCGGCCTTACTTAGCTTGTTCATATAGTCCCTCGTTACGCTTTATCGCTTCTGCAACAATCTCCACAGCCGCTGAACGATCCGCTATCGGTCGGGTAGTCGCATTGTTGAGAAACTCCCGCAGTATTTCTGTACGCTTCTGCTCTTCAATTAACCGCGCTTTCTCTTCACGCCGTTTGGCGTAATACGTTTTGATTGTGAAGAATGCCGAAACCACCGCACCCAGAATGAAGATGTAATCCTGCAGGGATAGTAATGAGAAAAAGCCAAGCGCTAATGACCACCAATAAGGCAGGTTTTGAGAGGTAACTGGTTCCATTCGCATAGTCTCCCCCTCCCGGCCTGCGGGTTGGGCGCGTAGTTAAGGAATTTAACCCACCAGTGCAGCCACTCATGCGGAGTAATGTGTGTGGAGTTGACTGGGTGACTGGTGGGCTAAAACTGAAAAGGCCCACCGGAGTGAGCCTTAAAACACGTACGTTAACGTTTTCATGCCGTTAACTATAATTTGAAGCCGGTTACGGTTCCGGCGTCAACACCTACCAATGTGCTGACCGCATACCTTTCTAATCTGGCTGTAGCTCTTTTTCTAACTCTTTAAGCTCACTTGCCGTCTGTAAAAATCGCTCTTCTTCCAGTTCTACCCCGATCCCTATTCTGCCAAGTTTCATGGCCTCCTTTATCGTGGAACCAGAACCCATAAAGAAATCAGCAACTACATCACCAGCCCTACTGCTTGATCTGATTATGTGTTCCATCATTTCACTTGGTTTTTCACATGGGTGTTTGCCTGGATAAAAAGCAACAGAAGGAAATGTCCAAACATCGGTATATGGTATATCAGCAGTAACAACGAACGGTCGCCGCAATGATTCATACTCGAGGCTCAACTCTGAATACTGCCTATTTAATATCTGATATTCCGCTACCAGGTCATGATGGGGTTTACTCAATATCCCCTGTTGATGCTTCTCCGCTGCTATACGGCTAAACAGAGTTTGCAACACGGCATATTGCTCGGCGTTAGGTAATTGCCACTGACTTTCGCTAAACCAATGGCTCGACATTTGCCGACCTGTCGCCTCATTTATAGCCTTTGCAGACACGCCAAGCGATGCTCTGGCCAACCGGAAATAATCAATCAATGGCTTGAAGACATTCTGTTTCAGTGTTTTGCATTTGTCGGCATAAGTGCTGCTTTTGGGCGTGAATGGCCCCGCATAATGCTCTGCAAAGATAATCCGCTCAGTTGCAGGGAAGTAAGAGCGCAAATCCTCTTTATGCATTCGCCGCCACGGGCCGGATGGTTTGGCCCAGATAATATGGTTCAGCACATTGAAGCGACCGCGTACCAGAATTTCAGTGTCGGCAGCAAGTCGAGAACCGCAAAACATATAAAGACTGCCGGAGGGTTTCAATACTCGCCAAAACTCCGCAAGCAACTCATCTAACCAGGCAAGATATGCCGATTCACTTTCCCACTGATTATCCCATTTACATGACTTAACCCTGAAATAAGGCGGGTCTGTTGCGATCAGGTCAATGCAGTTATCAGGCAGGGTTTTGATATAACAAAGAGAATCAGCGTTAATAATTTTACCACTGTTTAAATAAACAGTATTTTTCATAGATCATTCTACCGTTTCTTGGTAGGCTCAGATCCGCTTTGTGCACACAAGCGTTGGGCCTTGGTTCGCCTGTGACTTTGCAAACAGGCGAATGGCAGAGGTAGTGTTACCAGCACTCTTCTGCCGCCCATTCCACAAACAAAAAAGCCCTGACTAATGTCGGGGCTTATCATTTTTGGGGACTGATAAAACACAAAACCCCGCACAAAGGCGAGGTTTCTTTGATTGGATAAGCGCTACTGCACAACCAACTCTTATCACAATAGTGGGTAAAATTCGTAACGAATAGCTTTTTATTCGTTCATACTTACTCTGACACTCATTGCACTCTGGGTTCAATCAGTGTATTGCATCGACCCGTTGAACTCACAGCCAGGAGCAGACATTGCTAACGCAACTGTGAGTTAAAATATGGGGGGCAGATCTTGGGTATAATGATTCAGATCTGTAAAAATCTTCGGAGCTATTATGGAGTTTTTCACGGGGAAGGCGGGGCATTGTGAGGCTCAGACAGTTAAAATGCGCTGAAGGCCTCTGAGGTGGGATGATGATAAGATGTTATGGTGAATGAAGATCAGGGAAGTGAAATCTGCTAATGACATTCCTGTCTTTAACGATTAAGTTATATTAAATTGATTTTTTATGCGCTTTAAATTCAACTACAAAGGTTTTAATTATGGCTCGTTATATAGTGACTTATGACCTAGTTAACAGAAGAGACTATTCGCCACTTATAGATAAGATCAAGTCTTACAGAAAATGGGCTCACCCATTAGAGTCTGTTTGGATAATTATAACAGACGAATCATCTTCTCAAATTAGGGATTCTCTTTCTGAATTCATAGATGGTGACGATAAGTTATTGGTAATGAAAACCTCTCAAGGGGCGTCCTGGATTGGATTGGGACGTAATGTCAGTGAGTGGATAAAAAACAACTCGGTAAACTAATGAATTTATTTAGGTGATCTGATGAAAGATGGATTTAAGGGTTTCTATAATCCAAATGGTGCTGTCTTAGAGGCTATCTGGAATTCCCAAAATACTATATTTGTATTTGATACGAATGTTTACCTTAATATTTACTCTTATGCTGAAAAAACAAAGCTTGATTTGTTTTCCGTCCTTGAAAAGATAAAAAAAAATCTTTGGGTGCCTAATCATGTAGCTTTAGAGTATCAAAAAAGAAGGCTTGATGTTATAGATAGAGAAAGAGGTAATTTTACAAAAATAACTAATGTTTTCAATAAATTCAACAATCAAATAAATGTTGAAATCATTCAAAACTTAGGGATAGAAAAAAAATTACCCGATCTTCATAAATCACTTGATGACTTTTTGTTGAAGTTCAATTCGCTGTGTGATGATTTCGTTAAAGGGGTATTTGAAGAACAAAAAAAACTTAAGCCAGACGTAAGGTCAAGTGATGAGATAAGGAAAAAACTAGATTCTATACTTTCTGGTAAGGTTGGGCAATCATTTACCCAAAGTGAGCTAGATGAAATATATGAAGAAGGAGAGGTTAGATTTGCGAATAAGATCCCACCTGGTTTCAAAGACGCAGGTAAAGATGGAGACTCCTCTGATTTCACTTATATGAGTTTGAATTATAAGAGGAAATTTGGCGATTTTATAATTTGGAAGCAACTTATAAAGGAGGCGTCAAAGGTAGAGATAAAGAACGTTGTTTTTATTACAGATGATAAGAAAAATGATTGGTGGTACGGAGTTGGGGATAAAATCATTGGTCCGCAAGAAAAATTACAAAGCGAGTTCTATTCGCTTACAGGAGTGGATACATTTAAAATGTATGACACCGTCGATTTTTTAAAGGATGCAGTTGTGTATCTTGGCACAAAAGTAGATGAAAAATCCTTTGATGATGTAAAGAAAACAAGTTCAAGTGTTATTATTAACTCTGCCAGCACTGACACATCAGATTTAATTGGTGGCCACACTGTAACATCAAATAATAATGCTAGCGATGAAATCGATAATAGTAAAGAAAGCGAAATGGAAGATGGTGTTCCTTTAAAGGAATATCTAGATATACACGAAACCATAAGACTTAGCTTAGGCTTTGAAAGCCTGCGGGAGCAGGAAGAAGCCATAAGACGTAGCTTAGGCTATGACAGCATTCGGGAGCAGGAAGAAGCCATAAGACGTAGCTTAGGCGTTGAAAGCCTGCGGAAGCGGGAAGAAGCCATAAGACGTAGCTTAGGCGTTGAAAGCCTGCGGAAGCGGGAAGAAGCCATAAGACGTAGCTTAGGTGTTGAAAGCCTGCGGAAGCGGGAAGAAGCAATAAAGCGATCTCTATCGGATTTAGAACGCTCTCTAGGATACAAAGACGAGATGAAGACTGCTAGTAGCGACGAGGCAGATATCCACTTAAAAGAAAGTCATAAGCATTCAAGTAAAAAAAATAATGCAGATGATAATGACCAAAATAGTGAAGATGACACTAATTAAGCTTGTTGACTTGAAAGGTTTAGCAATTAATTGACTCATCCTTACTTATGCTAAGATCTTCTTCACTACAGGAAAACCGCCCTGTAACGCGGTTTTTCAAAGTTCTCTGAGCTACTTTTTACTAGTTAGTGCATATCGAATTTCGAAGATCCGATTCCCACCATATGTCTAACGGGAAAGGGGGTAATGCTGCCGCCAGTCAAACTGGTTAGAGGCTGTCTTAATAATGGAATTTTCAAAGAGACTTTGCCAGATTACCCATTACAGAATGTCCGCTTCACGCTCTTAGCCGACGCCCATATTCCCCCCCTTACTACAGAACTGTCAGAGCAAAGCCGATACAGTTTTTGTACTATCAGCCTTATGTGTCCACTCATCCATTTCTAACTTAGCGCCAGCCATAATCAAACAGGCATCTACAAAAGTTTCCGCCAGCATGAGTTTTAACCGAATCTTACCCTCTGAGCACTTATGCTTTCGGGCAATCGCTGACTTTGATATCCCCTTCTTATAATGCAGCTCAATCAGATCGTACTCTTCGCTGCGCCCTGCCTTTTTTAGTCGGCCGATAGCAGCATCGACTAGCAACCCATCATTATCACAGCAAGACAATCGTACTTTTGAGGTGCTTGGCAACAGCCCTTTGAAGCCAGCGGCAATAGGGGAATAGCCAACACCACTATCTTCATTAGCAGCCCAGCCGCCCCAGCGTTCCAGAACTAACTGAATATCTCTCATGCTAAAGCCCCTATACCGATTGACCGATCCATAAAACGAAATAGCAGAACTATCTGGCTACCGTGCTGCTCTTCCCACGCTCGCTGGTTATCATGCAATTTGTCATGACAGATACGGCACAAGGGGAAGGTGAACAAGTCATGGGCCTTAGTAGCCATGCCGCCCTGCCCATGTCCGATGATGTGGTGAGGGTCACAGTCGCCATTACCACAACCGCAGCAAGGCTGTGATTTCACCCATTGCAGATATTTCCGGTTCTCCCAGCGCCGCAGTTTTGGCCTCAGCATAAAACCTGCTGGTGGCTCGGCATCAACCTTTAGAGCCAAAGCGGGTTTTACTGCTATTTCCGTTGGTGGCTTGGCTTTCGTCACTTTCCTGCCAACCACCTCTTGTGGCGCTGGTGACCAGGTAATATCACTCTCTTTTGTGCCACCAGTTTCGATCACTGCGGATGGCATACGCAGAGAAGAACGGGCAATAGCATCCGGCAACAGATCGTAAACCTCGTTAACCACCGCCCACCAACACAGCTCCGGCAACGTCAGCTGGTGGCCCTCAGAAAAACGAAAGTAGCCGCGAACGGTTTCGACCACCCAAGCGACGAGATTATTGGTCGCCAGTTGATTTAGGCGAGGAAGTGTCTGCTCTCTCAGCTTATTGTCGTGATGCCAGCACAGACGAATTGACCCTTGGTTATAACGCAAGGTGGTGAGATTGCGGTCATGGCTATCATCCGGATCATGCCACTGGCACTCTTTCAGTCGTTCAACCCACGACTCCAGCACTCGCGGGCCACCAGCAGCATTGATAACCCGTTCATGTTCAAAGAAGGGTAACAGCCGCGGATCATTGGCTAGCTGTTGATTTGCGACCGGCAACGCGCCAGCAGGCAGCGATTTAAACTCATCCGGCTCAGTGGCCACCAGCAAGCGGCCAGACATATACGGCAATAAATCTGCGCCAGGCTTCAATATCACCACGCCCAACTCACGCTGAATAAATGGGGTTAATAGCGCCCTCATTCTCCCCTCCGTGCATTCGCAATGGCTGGACAGAGATCGATACTATTGATGCACTCATTACCCCAACTATCCCAGCCCTCGGCCTGCGTTCTGGCAAACAGTTCAATGCGGGGAACATCACCCAACAGAGAAACAAGCAGATCACGGAAAATATCAGGTTTGGCGCTGTGCTCACCACGCGGGGCCGTCTGGTGCTGGCAGATACCAGCATTCAAGCGTTCAGGTAACCGCCCCTTTACCGCGAATAACATATCTTCACTGTTGGCGCGGGTCATATGGCCCATGCCGATCGCGCTGTTCCCTTTTAATTTATTGATCTTGTGCCAGGTGAAGCCCTTCATGGTCATTAACCGAAAGCCCCAAGCCTCAACAACTTTCAATGCTTCAAGTGGCTGAGTTGGCACCCACCACATAGCTAATAAACAGCTTTCACTCGCCAACTCCCACACAGGCAAACGGCAAATATCAGCAAGGTCCATAGTCTTATATTTGAAATCAACGCCACGTTGCCCGCTCTTGGCTTTATCACGGTAAGGCCACGGTGGATCTGCATAAATGATTTGATAGGTCATGCTGCTTTCTCCCCGCTCACGCGCTGGCTGCATTCTTTCCAGATGGCATTCCACTTACTCACGCCAAAACCATTCCCCATACCGCGCAAACCAAGTTTACTAGCCTCGTTGCTGACCATAGTTTCAAGTGGGGTTGGGTTACGAACAGGTAAGCCCGAACCAATGAACCGCATGTAGGCTTTATCGCGCAGAGTGGTATCGCCAGTCAGTAATTCCCCGCTCGCCTTAACCCATTTGCCATCTTTGCGGACTGGGCGTCCGTGTGCATGCCAGCGGCTGGCACCTTCAAGGTAGCCAGGGAATTTAGTTGGCTGGAAAAGTGTTGTAGGACGTAGATACTCGGCCATATCCAAATCAGCAGCCCACTTCGCGTGGAGGTAATCAACCGTGAGTTTCAGCTCGGCAACAGTGAATTGCTCTTTCAGTCGGGCGCGGATGTTCTCCAGCGATGATTTGCTAGTCTGGTACCGAGAACCGGTGGTCAAGTTCAAGTGTTTTAAAACGTCTTTGGCCTGATCAGTAATTTCGACTTCAGGGTCGGTCGCCATCGGCGGCTGACAAGTAGGGTTTATACTTGATGGATCTGGTGTTGATTTTACTGACGGATCGCCCCCAGATTCTGACGGGTCAAAAGTGCCATTATTGCCAGATTCTGACCCGTCGAATTTTGAGCCATCAGATTTTGACCCGTCAGTTTTTGAGGTGTCAGATTCTGACGCATGAGCAGCAGCCTTAAGTTTGGCAACATTCAACTGATAAACATTACTGGCGTTCCTGTTACCGGCACGGCGGGCTTTCTTGCTTAACCAACCATCCGTTTCCAATTCAGCCAAAGCAGTACGAACGGTGCTCTCACCTGCCCCAATCTGCCGGGCAATCGTCGTCACTGACGGCCAGCACACACCCTCATCATTAGAGAAATCAGCAAGACGGGCCATAATCGCCACCTTTGATATCTTCATACCAGCAGCCGCACAGCCGTCCCATACATAACTGGATAGCTTTACGCTCATACAACCGCCTTATATTCTTTCCTGAAACGCCGAATGGGCACTGAACACTCATGCTCATAATCATCGCGACGAAAAATAACCTGCCCGGTTGCGCTGTCGTAGCCGATAACGTGAACGCGAATACCGCGCTTATCGGTGTAATACCGATCAAGCAATTGAATAGGGTTGGTAGTGGTCGTGCCGGGATTAGTCATACGCGCCCCCACTTACGGCAGACCACACCCACAATTCCATGCGCCCTGCTGTGGTTGCACGGTTTCCACTGGCCCCTTATCATTCGTTCATACCGGAACGGGCTGACACAAACGCAACGCAGTTGCGGAATAGAACGTTTAGCCGCTACAATGTTCATGCGTTAATTACTCCACACGTTTAGTTAATGCACCCGACGCCTCAGTGCCGCACACTGGGGCGTCACCCCATAACATCACCGTCACAGCAACAATCTCTGCAATAATCGACTGTGCTTTATAACCTTTGGCTTTCAGCCGCTTAGTTTCATCACGATCTAAAATGCCATCTGATGTAAATTCGTTATGAGCACGGCCAAAATCACCCAGAGCCACCAGCAGATCGTTAAATTTGATCAGTAGCTCATCGTTGCCAATGTCATTCACTTCCGGCAGCTTCACGAAAACACCACCAGCACGTTTGCACATGGCCTCTGTGATATCAGAGCGGCCAGAAATAGATTCCATCTCTACCGCCATGCCCAGCGGCACAACCTGCCCTGCCAACTGACGAACGCGGTTACGTAATGCATTCTCAGTACCGGACAGTGGGCATAACTGTTTCGCCATTGCGTCATACTTGCCCGGTGTCTGAGTGATCAGCTGGTGTATCGCGTCGCTAATATCCGGCTGAGTTGGAAAGTCTTTGTTATCCACAATGTTTCTCTCTCTTTGGTGGTTTAATTTGGGCTTATTAAGCTCTATTGTTTTTATAGAGAGCTGGATTGAACTTCAGAGCGCCGTCTGTTCTTAGCGCTGCCTCTGTCGCTCGACCTTTTGGAATTAATCGTCCTGGTCGCTTTCTCCATTGGTAAATGGCCTCAGGCGATACCCCATAAAATTCAGCAACGAGGTTCGCATCGCCGAAATAGTTCTCTAATTCATCAGTAGTCATAGCACTCTCCATCTAAGTTATCTTAGATATTAAAAGCAAATTTATCTTTGGTCAATTGAAACTAAGATAACTTAGCTTCATGTTGATTAGGATAAGTTCATGGAATCTGTTGGTCAGCGTATTAAACGGCTAAGAACAGCATCAAAAACAACACAGAAAGCCTTAGGCGTTTATTGTGGTGTTTCTGATGTGTCCGTTGGTTATTGGGAAAAAGACCTCAACGTACCCAAGGGTGAATCATTAATTAAATTAGCAAAATTCTTCAATACATCTGAAGGGTATATTCTTTATGGTGTTGATTTTGGTGGTGCTGAGCCAGTAATTTCTAGTGTGCGTCGCATACCTATTCTCTCTTGGGTTCAAGCAGGTGCTTTTACAGAAAGTGCAGCAGCAGAAATTATCGATAATGTTGATGAATGGATGGATACAGGTTTGAGAGTTTCGCCAACCTCTTTTGGCTTGCGTGTGAAAGGCGATTCTATGACCAATCCTTATGGATTGCCCAGTATTCCAGAGGGGGCCGTTGTAATCGTTGATCCAGAAGTTGAGGCCGTAAGCGGTAAAATAGTCGTTGCTCGGTTAGCTGGTACAGACGAAGCCACCGTGAAAAAACTTCTCATCGATGGCCCTCACAAATACTTAGTCCCACTAAACCCACGTTATAACAATATTCCAATCAATGGCAATTGCACCATCATCGGTGTAGTTCGCGGCGTACAGTACGAACTCTAACTAAAATTCGACTCTTTATAGAGTCTTATACCCACAAAGCTAAGTTTTATTAGATTTAATATTGACACAAAAACTAAGTTAAATTAGATTTAATGCATCAACAGTGAACAGGCAGGACGCCCACGTAGTAGCTGCCGGTGGCATAGAAACACCGGATGATTCGCTTAGTAGGGTTAACAGTGTGGAGTAACAGGCATGAAAGGTTACAGATACTAAGGCGACACCACAGGAATAACAATCGGCAAAATGCGCGTCTTGATGTGCCTCGAAGGTGAAGAACAAGCAGTGCGGGAAGCCGCGGTTAAGTTCGACAAAATCTTCTCACCCGCTGGTTACGAACAAAGTGATAAGCCCGGTGAATTGACCATCTTCTATGTGCCGTTCGTGAAGTATGAAGCTGAATTTATCAAAATGGCCAGTAAGGGGTAAATCAATGTCTCAGTTTCGAAATATCAATATCGAGTGGCTCCAGTGTATGCATGAAGCCGGTTATATCACTCTGTGTGATGGTGATTTGCAGGAAGTTTTAGACGTTATCTTTGAGTAATACCACGAACACCACACTGCATACGGTCGCTCTTTCCTTCGTTATCAGCGCTGATAAAGCGACACAAAAGGGAATCGACGCCGGAGCCGTAACCGGCACACAACAGGTAAGAGCATTGACGAGCAAGGCATTGAGTCCGGTTCAATTCCAGACGCCAGATAGTTTTTATTATCTGGTGATGGGCAAGGAAATGGTCTGTTCGATTCAGACACCGGCAATGCTCTTACCGTTGTGATTTGCCAAAGAGCTAGCCTGTGCAATTGCAGCAGCCGGAAATAAGCGCCGGAAATCACATCCTTGTTCCATTGCTGTGCTGTGTCTTTAGCGGCTGCGCCTGCCAACACCAGATTGGGCCAGCCGCCATTTTCACACAGAGAAGTGCTCCGGGCGGGTTATCCCTTTAAACCCGTACAGTATAAAGCCCCCGGATCGGAGTACTTCTCTGTGTGTGGAGTAACTAAATAACAATTATCGGTGCGGTGATAATTGCTAATAAACCTATGTGGAGTAATTAACGTGAAACAAGCCCAGTTAAAAAACGCAATTATTTTTAAGGCAACTCTGCCTGAAGCTGAATTACTTTCAGGTCACTTAAATGAAGTTCTATTTACTGCCATTGCCGAGAATGAAAAGAGCCGTGTTGGTTTTATTCCAAACATCATCACTGGTGAGCTAGTCACGCCGTTTAATGGAGGACTATCAGTTTCACTACGCATTGATGAAAAAATAATGCCATCTCATGTTATCAATAAAGAAGTAAATGAACGTGCTACTGTTATTGAATCACAAACAGGTAAAAAACTTAAAAGAGCAGAACGAAATGCCGTCAAAGATATCGTTATCTCTGAGTTGTGCAAAAAAGCATTTATTAAAACCACTGTCATTAATGCCTATTATAATATCGAACATGCTTTTTTAATTGTTGCGACTGGTAGTAAGCCGTTCGCCTCCTTGTTTGTTTCCTACCTCGTCAAGGCGGTAGGCTCCATCAAGACTGAAACTATTCACATTAGTGATATCAAACATGGCCTCACCACTCGATTGAAAAGATTTACTAGCGACGAGAAAGATGCTTTTGACGGTTTCTATATTGGTGACTTTGTTCAGTTATCACGTAAAAGTGAGCAAAACGAAGTTATTAAATATGCCGCAGAAATTGACACAATAAAATCTGAACTCGCTGATAATTTAAATGATGGGTTTATTGTTGACCAAATGTGTTTATGTACTGGTGACCTTTCATTTCTATTAACTGAAAACTTCCATTTCAAACGCATTAATACTCGTGATGATGTTGAATACGATGATGAGGATGATATTCCCTATCGTTGGAGACATGAAGCAGCAGTGCTTACTATTTTCTTGACTGATGTTATTAACCGGCTGTGTGTTTTATTGAGTTATAAGCCTGTCGAAAAAGAATAGTTAATCAATGAATTATAAATCGCCCATTAATTGGGGGATTGGGTAACTGTTACCTAAATTCAGGCTGAGGGCTATTTCATGAATCCGATTCAATTTATCAGCAAAAACATTACACAGCAGCTTATGGATGAGGGTTATTCCTTACCGGTGGCTCAGGGGGGGCAAATGAAGCGGTTGACCTATATCGCCGCACCTCTCAGCCAACTACCCGTAGTCGTGGTATTTACGACGATTGCCTAAAGGTAGCCCTCAATTACGCAAAGATGAGCGGTGAAAAGGCTAAGCCAATAAAGACCGCTAAATCTAAAAAGAAAAAGGCTTAACTCATGATGTACGGGCTATTTCTACTCGTCTGCTACACCTTCCAACCGTGCCAGTACGAGCCGCAAGGCTACGTCTATCCGGATGATAAGAACTGTATAGCCGACATCCAGCAACAAGGTCTGCCACCTGAATATGAATGCCTGCCAGTTGATGGCGTTCTCTCTGCGAGGAAACAGTGATGATTAAGACAATTACAGCGGCACCAGTTGAGCGTGATAACTGTGGGTTCTGGACTCACCCTGATTACTTTGAACCAGCAAATGGAAATGAATTTGGGGTTGAAGGTGAATTCGATGCATGGAAAGCGTTAAACCGCGTCGTCGGGAAACTGAAATGGATGGAGTGCGAAGATAATGCCGAAGAACTGCAGGCTGCATACGATGCTGGTAATTGCGATCTCAGAATGTGGCAGCCCAACCCACCAGCGGGTAATGGCTGGTTTCTCGCTTCTATTCATGACTCAGAAGACGGGCCGGTTTGTTACTGGCTGCGCCCTATCGAATTAGACCCAGAAGCATTAGCTGCCCACTTCAACAATTGCTATGCGGAAGCATTCAAGACTGAATACCTGGTGGCAGAACGCGATGCTGCACTCAATGCTTGTTCACTGATTGCCGAGGCTTTGGGTATTACTGGTGCAGTAGCGGGTGACACCATTGCTCGGGTGCGGCAGCTGGTTGGCGAGATGGCAGCGCTGTGGAATGAAAATTCCGTACCAGAAGTTAAATTGGGCCATCAAATGCAGTGCTGGGCCATCGTCAGGCGTACCAGCACCTTTAACGGTAAAACCACGGTTAGAGTTGCCATGCTTCGCTATCTCAATATGCCGTTTGAAGAAGGTGATGATGAGGTTGATTGGGCACTGCAAGACGACAACGGTGATTATTACAATGCCGTTGGCTGGCACTCATATCACGGCCATCCTGAATATAGTGATTATTATCGGGAAATTGAGCAAGAAGAGGAGGTTTTGGCTTGGCAGCCATTGGTGTATCCAGATCTGCCTCAAAGCTTCGCCGCCAGCCTGAGGGGTGAACAGAATGCAAAATAGATTTTACATGGCCTGCTTGCGCGACACTGTAGGCAGAAACATGGCATTTCACTGCTATCGGGGTTGTGGTTATGCCACTGATATCGGCAAAGCCCATATTTACACCCTCGAAGAGGCTCAAAAGAGCTGGAATCTTGGGCGTGACATTGACCTGCCAGTGTCAGCCGATGCAATTGATGCAGCTGCTGTTTGGCATGTTGATCATCAACTCATTCCCAGCAAGAACACTATCGAGACAGATTGCGCAGGTTATGTCGCATTCATCAAAGACAAGTGGAATGGGAATGACGTGTATTGGCTGTCTGACCTGATGCCAACAGATGATTTCAACAAAGCTAAAGTATTCCCTGAGCCGGACGTCACTGAAAGCAGTCTGGTGTGGCTACCATTTGTGACTGCTGATGCCGTTAAACGCCGGACTTTCAATATCGACCAGCTTAATCGGCGGACAATGATTCAGGCTGCGGGGCTGAGAGTGCCTGATTGGTTAAAGCGTCAGACTCGACGTAAATCGTCAGGTAAAACACGCTGGAACTGCCCTCACTGCGGAAAAATAAGCTGGCAATACAACCCGTATGATTTCGATGGGTGCGCTGATTGGGCATGTAAAGGGAGTCACCGCTAATGAAAGAATAATCGGTAATTCAACTGGCGCAAAAAGTTGTACAAAACAACCCAGGACTAACCTCAAAAGAGGTCGCTAATCGCGTATCTCAAATCCGTCCTGCCAGAGTCGATGTAGTTAATAGAGCCCTAGAGCGCCTTAGCCTAAAAGGTGAAATTAATCGTATCAAATCAACGAAAGGTGTAATTACCAATCACCCTAAACCTGAACAATTCGGGATTACTCGAACTATGGCCTTTTTTAACAAAACTCTGTTAGAAGTGCGTAACAAATATAAGTTTGAATTAGAAAAGTGTATTGGCTCGTAAGCAGTTTTAGTCACGGCCTGTGTGCGGCGGGCCTTTAAATAAACAGTGTGGGGTAATCATCATGTTTAAAAGCGGAAAATTGATGAAAGCAAGCGCATGGGGCCAGCGTGAGTTCGAGGCGGGATCGGTACCTGATAATCGAACTATTAAGCGTTGGATTGAAATCGGTAAATTGAAAGGAAAAGTTATTGATGGGAGTATTTGGGTTAATTCCTCGGAGCGTTGGGGTGTTGAATCAGCAGTCTCATCTTATGTTAATCAATTAATACAAGAGGCATAATTCATGGCTGCCCGACCGCGCAAAAAAGAATATAGGCACCTTCCTGATCATCTCTATTTCGATAAAGATAAAGGTGCTTATAGATTCACTTTGGTTACTGGTAAAAAGAAAGATGTCGGTAGTGACCGAGGAATTGCTATTGCTATTGCGCGAGAATATAACAACTTAATGCGCCCGGAGTCGGTAGTTTCCGTGGCGTCTTTAATTCGTGAATCTGGTGGTAATAACGGTGAAGCGAAGCCATTTTCTGAGCATGTTGATAAGATATTGGCCCGGGCAATAGTTGATGAAAAACCAGCAGCAGCGACAAAAGCCGACTGGGAAAGCGATAAGGTTCGAGTTAAAGAATACTTTTTCAATATTCCCACCTGCGATATAGATCTTGAGCATGTAAATGGATTCATTCAGCACTACCATGCGGACGCATCAGCGAATGTCCAAAACCGTAAAGCTAGCTTCCTAAAAAAACTATTCAGCTATGCGGTCGATGAATCACTGATGATGGATAACCCAGCAGCCCGTAAAAAAATGCGGCGTACCAGTGGTAAAATAAGGCGCCGGCTATCAATTGAAGATTTTATTAAGATCCGTAATGTCGCTGATCGATGGCTAAGAACGGCAATGGATTTAGCCATTCAAACAGCCCAGGCGCGACTAGAGGTTTCACGCATTCGTTACAATATCAGCCAGCCAAAAGAAGGTGTTTGCGGCTGCCAAATGTATGACGAGCCGGTAAACGGCATTCATGGGATGCTTTATATTCATCGCCAAAAGGTCCAGCACAAGGAAGCCTCTCATGTGGCCATACCCATTGGAAATGCGCTTAAATCGATTATTGATAATAGCCGCGATAACATAGCTAGCCCGTATATTGTCCATCGCTTACCGCTTAAGCGCAGTAATCCCACCAGCAAAGAAGTGCGTCACCCAACCCAAGTGGCTCCTGATTATCTAAGTCGGGCATTTTCTACTTTGCGCGATCAAGTTGGTGTTGGTGCTAACCTACCGATGGAACAGCGCCCAACATTTCATGAAATCCGAGCGCTGGCTGCTCACTTATTTAAAATGCAGGGAATGGACCCACAAGCTCGCATGGCCCACAGTGATGCTAAATCAACACAGATCTACACTGAGAACCATGTGGAGTGGGTCAAGGTGCCGCACGGTGAAATTGCAGTTTAA